CACAGTTCAAGACGTCGGTCTCGGCGGTACGCAACTACGAGGTGTACGCACGATGAACCTCCTCGCCTACGTGTATCCGGAGATGGTTCACGCCGACTTCATGCATAGCCTCCTGGAGGTTCAGGAGTCGCTGCCTGACGTCGTCGAGCTGCTCGGCGTTCCCTGCCCGTCTGGCGCCATCGACCTAGCGCGCCAGACCGCGGCGGACTACTGCCTCGAAGGCGGCTATGACCGACTCATCTTCGTGGACACGGACCAGGTCTTCCGCTCGAATCACGTCATCAATCTGCTGAACCACAATGTCGACATCGTCGGCGGCGTCATCATGGCGACGGACGGCCGTCCCTGCGTCTTCGGCCTGGACGGCGAGCGCTGGTTCGTCAACGAGGAGAACCCGAAGCGGCTGGCCGAGGTCGGCGCGATCGGCATGGGTTTCACCGCCATCAAGCGCGAGGTTCTGGTGGAGGAGGACTGCGTGTTCCGCATCTCCTACGATCCGTACACGTCCGAGGACCGCAACTTCTGCCTCGGCGCCCGGATGAACCACTTCAAGATCTACGCCGACCCAGGCCTGAGGATCGGTCACATCAAGTCCCACGTCATCTAGGAGGAAAGATGCGAATCGACTACCTTGGAGCAGAGGCCGTCAAGATCACACTCAGCGAGAAGAACTTGCTGACGCTCCTCCACAAGCTGGAGGTCAACAAGACCAATCCGGGCGAGAGCGCCTGCGGCATCACAAAGGAAGAGGACGGGCCAAAGCTTCTGATGGTGTACGCCGAGCCCGATGACGTGCACTACGATCGACCCGACGGGCCGGCCGGCATCATGCATCCGCGCGAGGAGACGGCGCTGATTCGAGGATGGCGCCCGTGAGCGGCGTAGCCATTCCACCCGACGGACTGACCTGGCAGGCGCTCGTCACGCGCATGGAGAACTCGACCGACGACACGGTCGGGTTCTCGCTGCTGATGAACAGCTACGTGCAGTGCTGGAACATGATGCCGCATATGTTGGAGCCGTACGTCGACGGGACCGGCCGACTGCTCTGGGTTCACATGGAGCAGGAGGACTGCAGTCCAACGTGCGTCATCCACAATCCGTCCAACCACGTGATGCGCGAGTTCCCAACGCATTGGCGCGCCGACCGCGGCCTGATGGAGCGCATCTGCGAGCATGGCATCGGTCATCCAGACCCAGACCACCTCATGTACACGCAGCGCATCAAGAACCTCGAGACGCGGATCGTCGAGTCGGTTCACGGCTGTGACGGCTGCTGCCGTGAAGACCATGAGTGACACCGTCCGGACGATGGAGTTCTCCTGGCACGCCGCAGTGTCCATGGAGGATGCCGTGCTGATCGGCACCAGCGCCGAGGAGCGGTCCACGCGGCGCTGGCGAATCCACGACCTCTCGTGGCGCGTCATCGAGCGGGCCGAGGACATGGCAATCGTCGACATCAACTGGACGTACGGGCCAATCCACGGTGGCCGGCCGGATGATGGCCGGAAGTTCATCGAGCGCGTCCTCTGTGACGCTCTCGGCCGCTCCGTTCACGAGGATCTACGCGACCACTACCCCGACGTGATCGTCATAGCGGAGGCTGAGGGTGATTTCCAGGAGTTCGTTCCACCTCTCAATGGTGGTTGACTCGTGTCCCAATCCCTGGTAAGATTTAGCTAGTCAATCTGTCAGGAGGATCGTTGGAACGAGTCACGCTAACCGTAGAGCTCGACGCGAGTCAAGTCGCGGCCGAGCTGGAGTACTTCTGGGACAAGAACCCAACCACCGGCGAGTCGGGATACTTCTTCGTAGACGAGGAAGGTCATCACGGCAAGGCCATCACCAAGTCCGAGGCGACCGAGCTGGTCCTTCGGCGGTACGGCCGAGCACAGGGCGTTCTTCACTCCGTTGCGTGATACGCAACGGCAGAAGGTCTACGACGCCGAGACGGCGGCACGAGACCAGATCTTCGAACTAGGCCGCAACGGCGACGCAGACATTCGCGCCGAGATGTGCTACTTCGAATGCGAGGAGGACGCACAGCTCTTCCTCAACGATGCGTGCGAGCGCCTCGCCCTCCGCCCGGTATCCGTGAAGCTGACCGAGGGCGGCGATGCGTCGTGCCACCACGGCGTGATCATCCTGCCGCCTTGGGCGCGCCAGAAGTTCACGGCGCTTCACGAGCTGGCGCATCACATGACGCCGAACGGCTTTCCGTCGCACGGCGCGGAGTACGTCGAAAACCACCTCCTGCTGCTGCGGGTGTTCCTGCCCGCGCGCGTGGCCGAGATCTACCTGAACGCGTACCTCGCAGAGGGCGTGACCACCGCGGGATCGAATCACCAGGCGACGCGGTTCCTGGCATACGCCCGCAGAGTGGGCGAGGGTCGCCTCGTCAAGCTGGTCCTGGCGGACGGACAGCGGATGTACGGCGAACTGCACGAGTATGATCGTAGGACCAAAGTGGTCCTGAAGCGTGGCGCGAATGCGCGGGAAGATGTCCCAGTCGCATCCCTTCGCTACGCAACGTGGGCGGCTGAGTAGCCCTACCCGTCCTGCGGGTTGTCAAGTCCGTGTACTATCTTCCATAGACATGGGAGACTCAAAGCGGATCGTGTCGATGCACATCGACGAGGTATCGGGTGTCGACCGGCCTGCTAACGAAATCCCAGGTTGGGTCCTCACCAAGGCGGCGGATGCCGTTGAGGCCCTAGAGAAGACGGACTACACAGCAGAACAGCGGAAGACGATGGCCGGCAACGGGCAGGCTCTTCCGGATGGAAGCTTCCCGATCGCAAACGTTTCTGATCTAGAGAATGCGATTCGGGCGATCGGCCGGGCAAGTGATCCGGCAGCGGCAAAGGCCCACATCAAGAAGCGGGCAGCGGCGCTAGGCGCCACCGACAAGATCCCAGATGATTGGGCGAAGATGGACGACAAGCAGACCGCAAACCTGATCACCAAGTTTCTCGACTTCCTGAAGAAGTCAGACGACGCCTCGAAGGAGGAGCTGGAAATGGACAAGGCAGAACTGATCGCAGTGCTGGATGAGCGCGAGGCCGCGCAGGACGAGCGCATTGCCAAGGCAGTGGGCGACGCCCTCGCAGCAGCCAAGACCGCCGACGCTGAGGCAGCTGCCGAGGCCGAGAAGGTCGAGAAGGACGCCGCCGACAAGGCAGCCGCAGACGCCGCAGCCGCGGCGGATGCAGGTACCGCCACGGACGACAAGCCGGCCGAGATCGACACCGCCGCTTTCGCCAAGGCGGAGGACGTCGCCGCAATCGCGGCCGACATCGAGAACATCACGGGTACGCTCGAGAAGGTCGTTGAGACCCTCGGCGAGGTCGTGAAGAAGGGCGCCGCTCGAACGAGCCTCGCCCAGGAGCCCGCGAAGGGCGACGACGGCGAGCCCGTCAAGAAGCAGTTCAGTGGCCTCGTTGAGGCCGCTCTCTCGAAGCCCGGCGAGCGCGTCACCATGACGGGCCCTCGGTAACAACCGCCAACCTGTAACAGAACGAAGAAGGGACTGACAACAATGGGCATCTCAACCGAAGAGCTGCTGCAGAAGGCGGTATTCGACACCACAGCCTTCGGCGGCGCAGGCGAGGCACCTCTCGCCATCGAGCAGGTCACCACGTTCATCGAGCTGATGACCGCGGGCCAGGACATGCTCCCCCTGGTCTCCACCAAGACCTCCAACGCGCCGAAGTGGCAGGAGTCGATCCTGGACTTCGCCGCCCGCATCGCCAAGCCAGGCGTGCAGGGTGTTCGCCTGACCACCGGTGACCGGTCCATCCCAGTCACGGGTCTGGTCGAGATGAACACCGTCCTGCTGCGGGCAGAGATCCCAGTGGCCGATGAGGTCTGGGAGGACAACGTGGCCGGACAGGCCCTCCGTGGTTCCCTCGAGACGCTCATCGCCGACCGCATGGGCTTCGACGTCGAGGAGCTGATGGTCAACGGCGACCTCTCGTCCGGTGACGCCTACCTGGCGCTGCTCGACGGCTGGGTGGTTCAGGCCACGAACGACGGCAACGTCGTGTCGGCTTCCGCCGACGGCCAGGACTACATGTCCATCTTTAGGAAGCTGAAGCTGGCCCTGCCCAACCGGTTCAAGCGGCGGATCGAGGTCGACGGTGCGTACTTCGTACCGACGGTCGTCGAGACGCTGTACCGCGACCTGCTCTCCAACCGTGAGACCGCGAGCCTCGGCGACCTGTCGCTGACGACCGCGAACATCCTGCAGTGGCAGGGAATCCCAGTGGTTGGCGTCGCCAACCTGGCGGTAACGGCGGGAACGCCCGACACCTCCAACTTCATCCTGGGCCACAAGCAGAACTTCTACGCCGGGTACCAGCGTCGCATCACGGCGGAGACGTTCCGCGACCCAAGGGAAGGCGCGATGTCCTTCGTGCTGACCGCAAGGGTCGACGCCAAGATCGCGGTGCCGAGCGCAGTCGCGATTGCCACCTCCTGTAACGTCGAGCCGTAACGGCTCATAGCACCTCGTAGCTAGCACGGACAGGGCCGAGCGCCGCAAGGCTCTCGGCCCTTTCGTGTTGTAGAATGTCATTGCACGGGCAATCCGCCGCAGCAACGAAGGAGAAGACATGCCGTACCTGACCATCGAATACCCTCGCTCCTGGACTTCACCCGGCCCAAAGGGCGTGGCACGCATCTTCCGCGAGGGCGTTCACGAGGTCTCGGACGAGATCGCGCAGCAGGCGCGGGACGTCGCACCCGCATTCGTCAAGATCACCGATGCGCCGCAGGTCCAGAAGGACCTCCACCGATCCGGCGTACTGACGAAGGAAGAGATCCAGCTCGGTTCCGAGCTCGCCGACGAGAAGAAGCGAGGGGACGCGCTGGCCGCAGAGGTCGAGCGACTATCCGCCAAGGTCGAGCCCGACGTCGACCCCGAGACGATCGAGCTACCGTTCTCGTGCCACCACTGCGACACAGCCTTCCCGACCGAGGCCGCCCGTGATCGCCACGAGGAGATGAACCACGTCGAGGACGAGGAGCCTGACGAAGAGCCGGCGGCTGAGCCCGTCGCAGAGGATCCCAAGCCCGCGCCCGCTCGCCGGCGCACGACCAAGAAGGTGACGTAACATGGCGTACCGCTCCAAGATCGGACCTTCGAAGTCCAGCATCGGCGTCGATCTCGACAACATCGACAACACGGGCGACTTCGTTCTCACGCTGGACGGCTCCGGCAACGGCGCCTTCGACGTTTCCCTGCCGCCGTGCATTGTGCGCGGCATCCGAATCCTGCTGGGGACCGCAACGTCGGTACCTTTTACCCTGGCGAACATGGGTCGTACGATCACCGCCGCTACGGCGACGACGAGTCAGTACTACCCGTCCGGTGAGCTGCTGGACACGGCAGCCGGCACGGCATCGACGTCGTACGGCCAGGGCGGCGCCTTCGTGAACGGCGACGTAACGTTCACGGTGGCCGGCGGAACCGCCGGCGGAACCGTTCGCGTCCAGCTCTTCTACGAGGACTAATGCCAGCCGAGCTCACCGAGTTCAGCTGGCACGGTGCCCGCATCGCGCTTGCGGGATCATCGGCGTGCGCATTCGCTCTCGAGGAGTGCGCGGTCGAGATGGCCACAGACGCCAAGGGCATCTGTGCCGTCGTGACCGGAACGTTGCAGCGCAGCTACCGAACCGCGCCGCTCGGATACTCTGGCGAGGGCGACCAGGAACGAGCGGCCGAGGGCGAGGACCTGCTCAACGAAACGCCTCAGGTCATGGGCTACTCCTCCACCGGCGGATTTGGCTCGGGCATCGCCGGCATCGAGGTTGGTTCGTGGGTGGACTATGCGTGCGTTGAGGAGCAGCGCAATCCGGCGCTCGGTACCGCAATGTCGATGGAGGAGAGCGGACCGTCGGAGGCTACGTTCATTGCAGCCCTGGCCGCTGAGGACATCTTCGTAGTGCCGGTATGAGTAATGATCCCATCAGCATTCCCGAGATCATCAAGAGCCTGCTCACCAGCCGGCTGGCTGCCGCCTACCCGAGCGGACTCCCGGTGGTTGTCGGGCCAGCGCTGGACGCGGAACAGCAGTCCACCGGCGTTGTGTCCATCACCGAGGCCGGTGCGCAGAACGCCGAGCTGTACGCGCCAATCGCTCACCAGCGCATTCAGCTGCGTTGCATCCACGCACGGCTCGCTACGGCCGAGCAGATCGCTCGAAACGTCTATGTTGTCATGCACCAACAGAGCCGTCAGGTCGTGACGCAGGCGTCGAACGGCCACACATACCTCGTGCATCAGACGAACGTGATTGCCGGGCCCTCCGCGCACTTCGATACCGAAGAGACGTGGGAGTACCTGATGTTCGTTTCCGTTATGGTCGGTACCCAGGCGATTAGCTAGCCCCGGCGTCCGCCCCGAAGCTATGATTCCGTAGAGAACTCAACCCTGAGAGGGTGAACCCGTGGCCACCACACCGTATGACATCATCGCAGGTCCCGCAGACGTGTACTGGGCCGCGATCACATCCGCCTTTCCAGGCGTAGACAAGCCGGACACCGACGCAACGTTCTCCGGTCCTCCTTGGACGAAGCTCGGCATGACCGATGGCGGCGTGAAGGCGAAGCACACGCAGACGGTTGACCTGCTGACGGCTGATCAGCGGACCGGCCCAGTGAAGGCCATCAGGTCGGCGGAGGGTCTCGAGATCACCTTCAACATTCAGGAGCTGACGCTCGCCAACTGGGCGGTAGCGCTCAACAACAACGCCGTGTCGGCGCTGACCGTGCCTAGCCGCAACGTCCTCAAGATGTACCAGGGCCTCGACGTCCACCAGTTCTCGCTCCTCGTGCGCGGACCGTCCCCTTACGGGTCCTTCTTCCTGCAGTACCAGTGCCCGGTGGTCGTCCAGACGGATGAGCCCGAGGCATCGTACATGCGTGACGGCAAGGCAGTCCTGGCGTTCAAGTTCATCGCCCTCGAGGATCCGGCTGCCGCAACCCCCGCCGACCGCTTTGGCTCCATCGTCGCGCAGAGCGCCTAATGGCTACGACGCCATTCGACATCATTGCCGGCCCTGCCGATCTGTACGTTGCCGCCACGGGCGCATCGTTCCCGGCCGTCAACCTTCCGGACACGGACGGCTCGTTCGCCTCGTGGACGAAGCTGGGTATGACCTCCGGTGGCGTCAAGGGCAAGCACACGCAGACCGTCGATCTCGTTCAGGCCGATCAGCGCACCGGTCCCGTCAAGGCGTACCGATCCGCTGAAGGCCTGGAGATCACGACCTCTCTGCTGGAGATCACGCTGGAGAACTTCGCACGCGCGCTGATGGACACCGTCACGGCTGTGACCCAGGAGGTCCAGGTCCTGACGCTGACCTCGGATCCGTCGCTTGCCGCATTCACGCTAACGTGGAACGGCGTGTCGTCCGCATCCTTCGTCAAGGGCACGAACCAGACTGCCGCGCTGATCCAGGCATCGCTGCGTACCGTCACCGGCGACGCGACGCTGACCGTAACCGGCACCACGGACGCGGGCCCATTCACGATCACGAACACGGCCGGCTTCACGCCGACCTTCCCGTTCATCTTCGTGCCTGGCACGAATGCGCCTACGGGCACCTTCACGCGCGTCGTAGCGAACAAGTCGTTCAAGACCTACCGCGGTCTCGACGCGACGGGCTTCATGCTGCTCGTGCGCGGTCCCAGCCCGTACGGCAACTTCTTCCTTCAGTATCAGGTGCCGATCGTAGTGCAGACCGACGAGCCTGAGATTAGCTTCATGCGGGACGGCACCGGCCTGCTCGCGATCAAGCTGACCGCACTCGAGGATCCGTCAGCCGCGACGCCGGCCGACCGCTTCGGAAGCATCGTAGCGCAGACGAGCTAACCGTGGCAGGGCTTGCGTACGACAAGCGTCTGGCCGAAGCGGAGGCTCGACACGGCCGTCTCGTTCCGCAGACGTTCTTTCAGACCGTCACAGCACTTCCCTCGGCGACGCTAGGCACCGACGGCCCGCCGGCCATCATCACGCCGCCGGCCGGCTATCGACTGCTCATCCTGCACGTTGGCATTTCGACGCAGGCTGTCAGCGGCGAAACGGTTACTGTGACCAGCAAGGGTACGTTCGAGGACGGGTCGACGGCCGGCGCCGGCTCAAACTACTCGAGCACGACCGGAGACGTGGATGCGCAGAATCACCTCTATGCTCTGGTTGGCGCAAACAACGGCAATGCAGGCCAGCTCATCACCGGCAAGGTACTCGCCTCGCTTGCCTGGACGATCAAGTCGACGATCAACGTGTCCGGTGCGTCGGTCATTGCGCGCGTGTGGGGACTGCTCATTCCGGCCAACGCATCGCGCGTGGTACTCTAAACACATCAACGAAAGGCGCGCAGGCCATGGCCACGGCACCTCAGATCACCGAACTTCCTTCCTTCGTCGCCGCGAGGCGCGAGGTTCGACGTCTTCGCGATCAGGGACGCCGAGCCGACGCCGCGCTCGCTAAGCTGGCAGACGACCTCAAGGGCTTGGGCATCAAGCTCGTGATCGAAGGAGACGAAGATGAGCGAAGTGACTGACCGCACGCCGGCTTTCGAGCTGGCCACCATTCTGGCAGAGCCGGAGTTCTTTACCGTGGACGGCGAGGAGTACCGTCTGCTCGGCCTGGATCACATCAGCACCGAAGAGGAGGCGCGGGTCATCGGTCTGTTCGGCCGGTACAACTGGCTGACGAAGCAGTACGAGGCCGTGACCGAGGACAAGGAAGGCGCCAAGATCGGCGCGCTTCTAATCGCCCAGCGCATCAAGATCCTAACGGCCATGACCGACATGCCGACCGACGTCGCGAAGAGGCTGCCGCCAACGGCACAGCTCAAGCTCGTGGAGTACATGAGCGACATGGTTCCGGGTAGCGCGGAGGCCTAATGATCAGCGAGGCATCACCACAGCAGGTCAAGCTCTTTCCAGAGCTGTCCTTTCACTACGGTCTTTCGCTGACCGAGCTCGTGGTGATGCCTCACATCTTCCTCAAGCTGTACATCGACCGACTTCCAGGTCTTCTAGCCGCGGAGCAGCTCAACCGCATCGAGGCTGCGTGCGCTCCGAACATGGAGCAGCGCGATCGCGACCATCGCATCGAGGATCTCGTGGACATGGCAAACGCGCATCAGCCCGAGCCGGAGCACCCAGAGATGTCGGCTGACATGATGCAGACGCGCATGGCAATGCTCGGCATCGCCGTGCGGTTCGCTGATGATGAAGAGAAGACTGAGGGCTAATGCCAGGTCTCGGCTCAGCCGTCTTCACGCTCTTCACCGACTCGACGCAGTTCGAGCGCGGACTGGCGGCCGCCGGCGGCGCCGCATCCGCTGCCACGGCCGGCATCGGCTCCAAGCTGAACCAGATCGGCAATCGCTTCACCTCCGCCGGCCGGTCGCTGACGCGCGGTCTGACCGTGCCAATGCTAGCCATCGGCGCCATGTCCGTCAAGCTCGCATCACAGTACCAGCAGGACCTGGTCATGATCCACACGCAGGCCGGCGCGTCCGTCGCCGAGATGAAGCGCGTGAACTCCGAGGTCATGAACATGGTAAAGAGTGGCAAGACCGCCTTCGCGCCTGACGAGCTCGTGAAGGCCATGTACCACGTCGAGTCCCTGCAGTACCGCGGTGCCAAGGCGTATCACATGCTGACGGTGGCACAGAAGGCTGCATCCATCGGTAACGCCGACCTCGAGCAGACGACCACGGCCCTCGGCGCCACGGTCCTGACCGGCATCAAGGGCCTCGGCGGAATGTCGCACGCGGCCGGCCTGATGATGGGCGTGGTCGGCCAGGGCAACATGCGTCTACAGGACTATGTCGACGCCATGAAGTCCGGTGTCATCCCAATGGCCAAGGACGCCGGCATCTCGTTCGCGTCCTTCGGCACGGCCCTCGCCGTCGTCACGGACCGAACCGGCTCCGCACAGATCGCCGCCAACCGGCTGCGTACCCTGATGACGATGATCGCGGCACCTACGGACAAGGCCAAGACCGAGCTCCACAAGCTGGGACTGACGACGCACGAACTGGCCGGTGACATGATGAAGCCGAACGGCATCATGGTCGCGACGAAGGACCTCGCAAAGCACCTGGCCGCCCTGCCCGCCAAGCAGCGTAAGTTTCAGCTTGCCATGATCGCGCCTATGTTCGGCGGCTCGAGGTCGACCGGCACGATGGCCACCCTGCTGACGGCCATCGACTCCATGCAGAAGAAGTACCCGCTGATCACCAGGTCGGCCGCGAACTTCAACAAGAACTTCGACGCGACGAAGCAGACCGCCATCTTCAAGTTCCACAAGGCACTCGCCCAGGTTGAGCAGAGCCTGATCGTCATCGGCGAGAAGCTGATGCCGCTCGTAGCTAAGTGGGCAGGTGACCTCGCTAAGAAGGTAGGCGAGCTCGTGAACTGGTACAACAAGCTGAGCCCGGCCGGCCAGCACGTGGCCAACTCGATCATGGAGATCATGCTCTTCGCCGGCCCCGTGCTGATGATCTTTGGCACATTCATCAAGGTGCTGTC